TTTGAACGTCAGCGGGTCGCTCCCGGTCGCCTCGATCGTGTGCGCCGACGTCCCGTACTCGACGTGCGGGCCGTACTCGACCGGCGTCCCGACGAGAAAGTGCGCGAGGTCGACGCGTGCGTAGCCGTACGACGCCCGGAGGTTCCCGGTGTCGATCGCGCCGTGCGCTTTCAGGTTCTTCTTCGTCGTCCGTTCGACCGCCTTCGCCGTTGTCTCGACCGCCGAATCGAGAGCGTCGTCGACGAGGCGCTCGCCGTTCTCCAGCTGCTGTTGGAACACCCGGAGCTGTTCGGCGAGCTCGTCGAAGCCGTCGAACGAGGTCATGCCGAGAAGATCAGGTCGCTACTGTCGCTACTCTCGTCCTCCTCGGACGTCTCGATACTCGACCGAAGTGACCGGTAGACCTCATGGACTTCGCGAGCGAACTCCATGGTGTCCGAGCCAGCGCCGCCGTACATCTCGCCCGACAGCGCGTCTTCCGGGTGCTCGGGACCGATGAAGAGGATGTAGCTGGCGTAGGCGTTGGCCGCTCGCGCGTGGAGCGGCGACGGATCGCCGATGACGTCGCCGTCGTTGACGTCCGCCTCGAGCTTGCTCTCGGCCATCTCGGCCGCGTCCAGCTTCGACTCGGTGTCGCCCTCCCAGAGGTCCGGGCCCGTGAGCGGGATCTCGGCGAGCTCGTTGATGTACTTGAGGTCCGATTCGTTTTCGTAGCTCATGGGTCACTACTCGCGGGCCGCGTCGATTGCGTCCTGTGCGGTCGACCGGTCCTCGCCGGCCTCCTCCGCCGCGGCGATCGCGTCGAGCTCGGCGGCCGAGTAGTCGCCCTCGTCGAGGAGCTCCTCGAGTTCGCCGACCGTCTTCTCGGTCGGGTCGAACGGCGGCTCGGCGACGACGTCGTCGTCCTCCTGGTCGTCCCCGGAGGTCGCGTCGGCGCCGGCGCCGGCGTCGCCGTCGACGTACTCGATGTTCGGGTAGGTGTCGTCGATGACTCTCGCGACCGACTCGTCGTCGACGGCGGCGGTCCCGCCCTCGAACTCGAGGACGCCGTCAGGATGCTGGCCGAGGGCCAGCGTGACGTCCTCCTGGTCGGTCGTGAGCTGAAGCTCGTGAGTCATGGACGATCAGCCCTGGACCCGGACGGCGGCCTCGGAGTGCTTGTCGGTCCAGCCGTACGCGGTCTTGATCTTCATCTTGATGGCGTCGGCGTCGAAGTCGGTGGCCTGGTCGGTGTCGACGCCCTGCCACTCGCCCTCGTACCCGAACTCGTCGGTGTCGACGAGGATCGCCTCGTTGGCGCCGACGGAGACGTTGTTCGAGAACATGAAGCGGATGCCGGCGAACTCGCCGAGCTCGCCGTTCTGGACCGCCTCGTCCCCGAGGTCGGTGCCCCGTTCGGCGAGGTAGTTGATGAGCGACTCCTTGCCGGACGGACCGACGAGCGCCATGTCGGCGGTGAAGCCGTCCTCACCGCGCTGGGCGAGCTCGGTCGCGCCGGCGTTGATGTCGGTGAAGCTGAGGGTGCCGTCGTCGTCGCCGACGGCGTTGCCAGTGGGCGCGGCCGCGTCGAGGACCGCGAACGCCGCCCGGTCCAGCTTCTTCGCCATGTTCTTCGCGTGGCCGTCCAGGTGGTCCTGGACGAGGTCGAAGATGTTGTCGTTGATGTCCTCCTCCGGGATCTTCGAGCCCTTCTTGAAGATCTGCCGGGCGATCTCCGGACGACCGTACTCCTCGCGGTCGTAGGTCGTGTCCGCGCCGGGCTCGACCTCTTCGGGCTCGCCGAGCTCCTCGGCGGGCACCGGGATCTGGTAGGTTTCGCCGGCGCCCTCGGGGATCCCTCCAGGCGGGTCCTGGAAGAACTCGCGGACGACGGTCTGTGCTTCGACTCGTTCGGCAGCGACCTCACGAACGGTCGTGGGGTCGACGATCTGAGTGATGTCAGGAAGCGGCATGTCGTGTCAGAGTTGTGTGGTGTTGGTTGGCTGCTCGTTCTACACGTCGACGTGGGCGTAGCCGTCCGGGACGTCGGGGATGCCGCCGGGGGCCGCGCCCTCGGCGTACATCGTCAGGATGCCCTTCGCGCTGGTGCCCGCGGCGAGCTGGCCCTCGGTGGCCGAGGCGCCGAGCTCGACGCCCGGGCCGACGCCGGCCGCGACGTTCGCGACGACGGGCCCGCTGTAGGTCACGAGGACGTTGTCCCCGGCCTCGTAGCCGTCTCCGCCGTTGTAGCCGGCGACGCCGTAGACGGTCGTGTCGTTGGTGTCGTCAGCGGTGACGAGTTCGCCGTTCGCGTCGAGCGCGACGGCGTCGCCGCCGTCGAGCGCCTCGGCGGCGGTCCGAGTCTCGGTGTGCTGGGCGTCGCCCTTGTGGGACTGGCCCGGGTTGAGACTCATCAGTCGTCACCTCCGGTGACCTCCGCGAGTTCGGCTTCGAGGCGCTCCTGCTCCTTCTCCGCGAGCGGGCCCTCCTTCTCCTCGAGCTCCGAGAGCTTCGCCTCGAGTTCGGACTTCCGCTCGCGCTCGGCCTCGGAGAGGTTCGCCGTCTCCGTCCCGCTGGGGTCGTTCCCCGAGCGCACGGAGGGCTCGACGTCTTCGGCCAGGTTGGCCTCGTCGATGTCGGCGAGCCACTCGCGCATCTGGTCGAGCGAGAGGTCGTCCTGCAGCTCCTCCGCGCCGCGGGGAACGTGCTCGGCGAGGGCCTCGGCGTGGGCCTCCTCGGCCTCGTCGACGGCCTCCGCCCGCTCGCTCAGTCGTTCGTTCTCCTCCTCGAGTTCGTCGACCTGCTCTTCGAGGGTGTCGATCCGTTCGGTCTTGTCCGAGAGACGTGCCTTCAGCTCCTGGACGTCCTCGGGGTCGTCGTCATCGCTCATGGATGTCGTTGTAGTAGTGTCGGTCGGCTGGTTCGATTCCGCAGCGGCCGCGGTCTCGGTGTCCGGGTCGTCGCTGGCAGGGTCGTTGTCACGGCTGGAAGAGCTCGCTCCAGCGGGGTCATCGCTCCCGGCGCCGTCAGCGCCGGAGTCCTCGGGGTCGGAGGCCGCGGCCTCCGCCTCCTCGACGCCGTACAGGTCGTCCGGCGCCGCCGACAGCATCGACGACGTCCAGTCCGCGAGGCTGTCGGCAGCCTCCTCGGAGACATCGTCGAAGCCACCGCGGGCCCCCGAGAGGGCGCCGTCGATGGCCACCAGGGCGCGCGTGTTCACCGGCGCGTCGACGCCGGCGCGGAACGGCGCCTTCCAGCTGGACTTCGAGTCTCGCGCCTCGCCGTCGGCGGGCACGAGCGCCATCGTCTGGTCCAGGACGTCCGCAGCGTCGTCGACCTCGGAGGGGTTCGGGAGCTCCGCCTCGACGGCGTCGCCGTCCCACTCGTCATCGGTCCACTCGTCGACGTCCTCCGGCGAGAGGTTCGTCACCTCGTAGGCGCCGCCGGCAAGCGCGGCCGCCTGGGCCTCCTGCCAGTCCTCGATCTCCGCCTCGTCGGCGGTCGCGAGCGGCGGGTGGTCCTCGGGCGTCATCTCGGGATGGCACTCGGGACACCGCATCGTGTTGAACGTCCGCTCGCGATCGCCGCACTCGCGGCACTCGGTCGGCGCGTCCGTCAGGTGCTCGCGGGAGTCCGCAGCGGCCGCGGCCTCGAGCTGCGGCGCCGCCGGGAAGTTCGACAGCGGCCGGAGCGACCCGGGCTTCCGCGCCTTCACGACGTCCGTCTCCGTCCACTCGCCGCCCTGGGTGGGCCGGTAGACGCGGATTACGGCCGCCGGCGCCGTGACGGAGATCTCGTCGTCGTGCTCGGGCCCGAGCTCCTGGTCGCCGCGGATCACCGCGAGGACCCGGCCGTACGCCAGGGTCCCGTTGCCGGTCTGCCAGGCGACGACCGAGCCGTTCGAGAGGTCGTCGATGTCGGCCGCCGCGGCCGACTCCAGGTCGACGTCCTCCTCGCCGGCGAGGGCCGCGTGGACCTCGTCGGGCATCACGGCGAGCGCGGCCGCCTGCCCGGGCTTCGCGCTCGCCGACGGCGCCGCATCCTTCTGGACGATGGCGAGGCCGTCGAACGTGATGTTCGTCGCGGCCATCGCCTTGCCCTCCGGCGTGTCGACCGTGCCGCCGTCGAAGTGCGTGGCCTCGATGCTGACCGAGAGGCGGCCGCTCGCGACGCCCGCGGCCAGCTTCTCGTCCTCGAGTTCGGCCTCGTAGAGGACGCCGACCCCGGGCTCGAAGCCGGCTTTCGTGACCTCGCCGACGACGGCGTCGGAGTGGAGGGCTTTGATCTCGGCGCCCTCGAGCGTCGACGCGGCAGCGCGGAGCTCGTCCGGCTGCCACACCTTCGACTTCCGGGAGAGGCCGTGGGTGACGTCTCCGGCGCCGATGGCGACGCCGTTGATGACGTGGGTGTCATCGGCCTCCGTCTCGGCGAGGCCGGCGGTACGACTCGTGAACGTGGATTGGGTTTGCGTGGACATGGTTCTGAAGTCAGGAGTCCCCTACAGCACCGGGAGCACCGTACAGCGCCCCTGTGGGTGGGCTGGCGGGCGCAGCGGGTACTCTCCCGCCAGGTGGTCCGGATCGTCGGGGCCGGGCTCGAAGACGAACGTCCCGGTCCGCATCTCGCCGATCGGGATCTCCCGGCCGTCGAGCTGCTTGCAGATCGGGCAGACCCGCGTGTCGAGCGCGGTCGACCACTCGCCGTGCTGGACGGCGTCGACGCCCGCCCGCTCGTAGCGGTCGAGGCTGGCCTCCGTGTAGGCGTTCATCGTCTCCGTCCGCGCCAGGACCTCCGCCTGCGTGTGCTGGATGGTGCGGACCTCCTTCGTGAGCTCCGTGGCCATCTTCCGCGGGTTCCAGCCCTCCTCGAACCCGGTCAGCAGCGTCTCCCGGACCGGCTCGGCGGTGTCGGCGCCGATGTCCTGGAGGTTTCGGTAGGTCCGCGTGAACAGCGTCCGGAGGCCCTCCCGCGGCGCCGGCATGTCGAACAGCGCGTCGATCAGCTCGGTGTCGTCGTCGCCCGGGAGCGAACCCACGCTCACGCCCTGCGTTCGGAGCCGGCTGCGAGCATCGCGCCAGGCCCGGTCGTAGGCGGCGCGGATGTACTCGGCCGTCCAGTGCTCGCCGTTCTCGACCTGGTTGGTCCGCAGCGGCTCGAGCAGCTCGTCGTCGAGCCGCCGGCGCAGCCAGTCCAGGAACGCCGACGTCTTCCGCCGGTCCGTGGTGAACCGGTAGACGTCGGGCGCGTCGTCAGGCAGGTCCTCCGGCAGCCGAGGGCCATCATCGGTGAGCCCGAAGACGTCGTACTCGTAGCCGGCCCACTCGCGGATCTCGCCGCGGATCCGTCGGAACCGGCGCCGGATGTCGCGAACGAACTCGTCTCGGAGGTCGTCAGCTGGGTCCGACATGGTCAGTCACCCGGGAGGAACGAGTCGCCCCGCCAGTAGTCGTAGCCCCCGAACACGTAGTCCATGAACGCCCCGCAGAACTGCTGGGGCGTCCGGACCGAGCCCCGCATCTCGCGCTCGCAGCCGTCGAAGTCCCCGCCCATCGACTGGAAGGCGTCGAGAGCGATGAGGCGCGCCGGGACGTCGGCCTTCCGCCAGGACTCGGGCGGCGACCAGCTCCCGCCCGCGAGCTCGGCGTCCTCGCCGGTCGGGCACTCGCCGTTCGCGATGGCGGCCGCCTCCTCCTCGTCGAGGCTGTCCACCGGCTCGACGTCGGCGTTGACCTCCGTGGCCTCGAGGTCGCTGGCCTTGAAGAAGCCGATGGGCGGGCCCGACGTCTCCGCGAGCGTGACCACGTACGTCGGGGAGTCGGCGCTCGCCTCGATCTCGTCGGGGACCCCCTCGGCGTCCTCGTCGATCGTCTTCGTCTCGGTGAGGACCTCGACGACCAGGCCCTTCCCCTCGGGCGTGTCGACGATGTCCTTGCCCGGCTCGTACTGGTTCGCGAGCTCGGCGGGCATCCCGCCGGCGCCCATCGCGCGCTCGAAGGCGTCGCG